ACTCTCTCCCGAAGAAGAAATTAGTGCATTAAATAATTATTTAAAAAATAATAAATCCATAAATATATTAATTTATGGTGAAAATTGCTGTGATACTAAAGTTATAGATAAATTTAATCAACTTTATAAGCTAGGTTTTACAAATATATATATTTATATTGGTGGGCTATTTGAATGGCTTTTATTACAAGATATATATGGCGATGATGAATTCCCAACAACAACCAAAATAATTGATATATTAAAATATAAAGGTAAATCAAACAAATTTATTAAATAACTATATTTAATAAAATGGACAATAAACAATTTGATTATAATCATAAAAATTCAGCAATATTAATAATGGCGGGTGGATTAGGAAAACGAATGAATTCTGAAGTTCCAAAAGTTTTGCATTTAATTAATAATAAACCGATGATTGTTCATGTAATTGAAACATCATTAAAATTGAACATACATAAAATAGGTATAATAGTTGGAAAATATTATGCTGTTATTAAAGAAACATTAGAACAATATCTAGATACCAATGTAATAGCTTCAAAAATTTCTTTTATTATGCAAAATGAACCATTGGGTACTGGACACGCTATATTATGTTGTAAAAAATTTTTAGAAAAAATGCCAAGTTACATATGTAATGTTTGTATTTTATCAGGCGATGTTCCATTAATAAGCGTTGAAAGCATTAATAATTTATTAAATGATACAGAATTTTGTAATATATTAATTGCAAATATAGATGACCCGCGTGGTTATGGACGAATAGTAATAGAAAATAATAAAATAAGTAAAATTGTTGAAGAGAAAGATTGTACTGAAGAAGAGAAACAAATAAAATTTATTAATGGTGGTATTTATAGTTTTAATATAAAAGTTTTACTACAATATATTGATAAAATAGATAACAATAATAAACAAAATGAATATTATTTAACACAGCTATTTGAATTATTTGTAAAAAATTATATTCCAATTAACTATCAAATTGTAGAAAATATTCTTGAGATTAGTGGAGTAAATGATAAACAACAATTACTTATTTTAGAAAATTATGCAAAAAAAATTGATAAAAAAATTAATAAAAACTGAGAACAACATTACATAACATAAGATAATACAGAATATTTGATTATGACGAGCATTGACAATTTAAAAGAAGCATTGACTTGTAGTATTTGTCAGGATATTGCTACTTTACCTGTTCATCCTGTATGTTGTGAAAATGCAAAGAGCATGTCACCTGGGTGTTTAAGTTGTGTACGTAGTTATTATGAATTAAATAAATCAATTAATAACCGAAGTAGATATTCAAAAAAATCATACAATGGATGTGGATGTACTATTGATATATGTAATAAATATGTCACAAATTATTATTGTCATACAACACAGTTGGATATGGTGCGTAATTTACTGGGACCATCTAAATGTCCAAATGAAGGATGTGATGTGTCGTGTTGTACAACTGCAGAATTGCGTAGGCATTTAAATGGTAATATAACTCCAAGTGATAAGTATCCCGCATGTGCAAAGGCATATACCAGATGTAAATATTGTAATTTTTATGGAAAACGAGAAATAATTGAAGGACAGCATTATAGCGAAAAGCATGCATGTATTGAATGCAATATATGTTGGAACAAAATACGGCAAAATAAAATATTACAGCATTATCATGAACATAAAAATAGTTTAAATGTATTAAAAATAAAACTAGAAGCACTAGGTTTGAAATAAATAATATTTGGTTTTAAATTAAATAATATTTGGTTTTAAATTAAAAATAATACTTTATATTTTATTATATTTTTTTATTTTATGGATATTGACACTATCCTTTTGGATTTAGAAGTATTAAAACAACTCAATCCGAATGATAAACTTGCTGTTAATTTATTACCAGGCAACACTTCGTTATCTGTGGATAGTAAATCTGTTTTTTCAATTATAAAACGAAGATATAATGGTTATAATAGAGAGAGTTCAATAAACTATTTGGTAGAGTTAGTTGATAAAATAGAAAAATATACAAAATTTATAGTAAATTCATCACACGATGATATACGTAATAATTTAAAGAATGCAATTATGTGTGCTAATAATGGTTTAAAAAATCTTCAAGAAACATATACTGACGATTCTATTATTGTAGCAAAATTAACATTAATAATAAATAAGTTAAAAGATTGCATAATAATACTAAATAATGACCCATTATTAAATAATGTATCAGCAAGTATGATGACCTCATTAGAACATAATAGTGGTTTGGAATAGTTTTTAAAATTTATTAAAAATATTTTATATTCGTTATAAAATATTTTTAATAAATTTTAAAAACTAATATAAATATTACTTGTTAAATTTATTAAAAATAAATATATATAATGAACTGCACTATTATATTAAATTCTATAGATAAAATATTTTGTGAAGCAACAAATGGTTTTCAAATTAATAAAATATATTTTGAAAGTTATTTGAGTTATGTTTATAATGATTCATCATATTATGATGTTGTTTATAACAACTATACTTCTAATATTACATTAATTGAAACCTTTGATAATTATAAAGTTTCTTATTATAATAGTTATAATTTTTTATATATTTTATTTATTATATTTTGTTGTGATCGTTGTCTTGTTATATGTTTTGGTAAAATTTCGCGATGGTTTCAATTACATTCTTTAATAAATTTAATTATTAGTGTAAATATTTATCCTGAATTTTTAAATATATCAACAACACACATTGGCGACGTTAATAATAATCCATATTTAAAATTAACACAATTAATTAAAAGTTATAATTCTAGTTTTTATATTATTGCGTTACATTTATATCATATAATTAGTTTTAAAAATTTAACATATTACGACTATTTTCATCATATTTTATTTGTTTTATGTGGTGTTGTTCCTTGTTTTCTTTATTTGGAAACAAATCAATATGTAATGGCTTATAGTGCTTGTGCTGGATTTCCTGGAATAATTGAATATGGAACTTTGAGTTTATATAAAAATGAAAAAATTACTTTAATAACACAAAAGAAAATAAATAGTTATTTGTATATTTATTTTAGATATCCATTATGCTTGTTTGGTGTAACAATAAATTATATTAATTATAATTCAAATATATTAAAAGACAATTTAATTTTAACATTATACTTAAATTTTTTATTATTTTTAAATGGTTCATTATTTAGTTTTTTAACTTTAGAAAGTTATTTTCGTATTTTAAATAATAGAAAAAATAAATCAATGTCTAATAGTATTATTTATTCAAGCAAAGGAATAAAATGTGAATAATTTTTTTAATCAAATTTTCTTTTATTAAAATTTTTTAAAATTTATTATCTTTAAAAATATATAATATGTTTTTCGGATTTAAACATATTATGTATATCATTGCTTTGGTATCTTCATTTAAAAACGTAGAATGTTTCAATATTAACAATTTATTGAATAGAAGAATATTTTTAACGAATGCTTTAGCATCAAACGGATTGATTAATTTAAATGCCAATGTTAATAATAAAAAAATAATATTATTGGATGATGAAAATGACCACAATAATGAAGATAATAATGGCAATAATATTAATTATGAATCATTAAAAATATTGCAAAGAAATAATAATAATCGCGTAAATAATAATATATATTTTACAGGTGGATTAAATGATGAAACTTGTTTTAAATTAACAGAGGCTTTAATGCATCACAGAAATCAAGCATTAAGTAACGATAAATATCCTCCATATATTAATTTATTTATACAAAGTCCAGGCGGTTCATTATTACCAACTTTAGCAGTTGTAGATGAAATTAAGAATTTAGGTATTCCAGTATATACATATATTAGAGGTTATGCGGCTTCAGCAGCCACATTGTTATCTGTTGCGGGAACACAGCGTTTTATGTATAAACATTCTTTGGCAATGATTCATGGAGTAAAGTTACAAGAACAAGAAGTAAGTTCATTAACAGATATAAAAGATTTAAATGCCAATGTAGATACATTTATGAATGTAGTAAAAGATATTTATTTAAAAAACACAAGCATGGATGAAGAATTATTAGAATATTTTTTTTATCATGATTTATGGATGAATTCAACACAAGCACTTGAGTATGGTTTAATAGACGAGATAATATAAAATAATTTTTATATATAATTTTTGTAAAAATTATTATTTCTTATATTCTTTAACTGCATTATAAGCCAATTTATCTGCTTCTTTATTCCCCAAGGAATGTATGTCTTGTGTATTTGTATGTGCTTTAACATGTTTAAGTTTTAAATTGGGATTGGCTTTATAGATTTCGTATAAATTTTTGACAAGATTTTTATTTGGAATGTTTTTATTCCAATGTTGTTTTGCACATTTTTCTCCATAACTTGTTGCACATTTTATACTATAATCCGAATCTGAAACAATACATATTTTTTTATTAACTAAATCATTTTTTATTAATTCATAAGCTTCTAAAATAGCTAATAATTCTGCACTATTATTTGTATGATTAAAATCTAATGTGCTAATAACTTTTGATACATTTTTATTATTATTTTCTTCAAAAAATATCCCGACCCCACTAATTGCATTTATTTTACCATTATTATAACAAGAACCATCAGTATAAACAAAATAATCACTCTTGGAATCGTCAAATTTACTATAAATATTTTCAAAAAATTCAGTGCTAACAGAATTAATATTTAATATATAATCCTCTGCTTCTGTTTCAGTGCTAAATTTTTTATAAATTGCTCCTTTATAACCGATTACTTGTTCTTTACAATCATTCCAAAAATAATAGATGCCGATATTATGTCCTTTTGCTACTGCATAAAAACTCATCTATATTTATTATTAATAATAAAATTTTTAATTAATAATAATATTAATAACAAATTTAATAATGATTCAATTTTTCTTTTTTTTATTAAAATTTCAAAGTTTGGGGGTTCTCTAAAAAATTGAATAGAAATTTTTTTAACTTTTATCAAGATATCACACAAACACACATAAACAACATCTACATAACAATGGCGACTTTTGCTGAGCAGATTCTTGCGGTTCAGTTCAAGGCACTCGAGACTTCCAAGGTTGAGCTGAAGGAGAAGTCTGACAAGCGGAAAGATGAACTTTTTGACTTCCTGACTAAGAAGTACCATGCAAAGATCAAGCGGTCAATCATGAGTGCCGCCCAGAGGGGTTCCAAGGAAAAGTTCATGAACTTTGAAAAGGATGATTTCAAGGCAAACTGCGAAGGTCTTGGATTCCCCAAGGATGTCCAGAGGCTTTGGCTGAAAGAAGTCATCTTGAACAAGGACGAAAACAAGTTCTTGCCAGTTGATGAAATGACTGGCATGCGCGAACATTTGAGTGGAATTAACTTTGAGATTTGGAACAATGCAAAGTTCACTACTCGTTTCTACTGGTAAAGAAGTTTTAATACTCTAATAATGTTTTAGAGTAAAAATTAAGAATTAAAAATATATATTGGTTTTATTTTAATATATATTTTTTATTTAACACTTTTTGAAGTAATAATATTTGTTTCTCTCGAAATTTAAAAATTTATTAAAGTTTTTTTATTTTTTTGTAATATTTCATTAATTTGTGAAAATGGTTTTGAACCTTGAAATGATGGAAAGGTTTTATATTTTTTATAAACACTTAATGGTGATGGATGAGATGAAACTATTAAACTATGTTTAGAAGTATCAATATTTTTTAATTTATTATGTGCAAATGCACCCCAAGCTACAAAAATAATAGATTCTTCGTTTTTATTTAATTCGTCAATAATAAAATCAGTAAAATCAAACCATAATGTTGCTTGACTATTTGGTTTTTTTTCAATTACGGTTAAAGAAGCATTAAGCATTAAAATTTTCTGTTGTGCCCAATTTTCTAAACTATTATTAGTTAAATTAATATTTAGGTCATTTTTAAGTTCTTTAATAATATTTTTGAGAGATGGGGGGATAATAAGATTTTCATTTATTCCAAAGCATAGACCAGTTGCTTGATTTAGACCGTGATATGGGTCTTGTCCTAATATTAATACTTTAGTTTCGTTTGATTCAAAATATTCAAAACATTTGAATATATTTTCTACTTTAGGATAAATATTAAATTGACTATTTTTGAGAGAATCAAGTATATTATTTAATGATTTATTTTTTGTTTCATATTTATTGTTATATTTAGTAAATAAAGTTTTCCACGATTGTTTTATTTTAGTATTATTTTGCATTATTTTAAATTGGTTTTATGTATTAATTAATAATTCTATTTTAATATTTTAAAAAAATTTAAAATATATTTATATATTATAAATAATAATGGGAACAGAACTAATACAAGAACAAGAAGCACAAGAAGGAGGAGTAGAAGGATACGCTGGAACTGAAAATTTTTCTTTGGTTGGTGGAAAACGCAGAAAAGGAAGAAAAGGAAGCAGAAGAACAAAAAAAGGAGATAAAATGAAAAAAGGACGTAAAGGACATAAAGGAACAAGAAAAGGAAAAAGACCCCCTTCAAAATGGATATTGCATGTAAAAGCTTTCTGCAAAAAAACAGGAATGAAATATCCGGATGCATTAAAAAGTAAACAATGTAAAGCTGAATACAAAAAACATTAGATCTTTTTTAAAACTAATAACATAATATTTTTAATAATTAATAAAAAAAATATTGTTTTATTTAAGAAAATGTTCAATTAGTGCTTGATTTGCGAGAGAATCCGCATAAGTATTATATTTTCTATAAATATGTTCAAAATTAATAAAATCAAAATTAGATTTTAAATTATTCACTTCTTTATGTAATGGTTTAACGCGTTCATATTTAATATTACAATTATTATTAATTTGATCTATTACTATTTTAGCATCACCTTCAACATATAAATATTTTATTTCTAAATTAGAAGCATATTTTAATGCGCTTATAAGTGCCTTATATTCTGCATAATTACTGTCATATGCTTCATTTAACATTGCATAATGCTTGGCAACTACTGTTGAATTATAATATAAAACAAAACCAATTGATGCAATTCCTAATACGTCTCTATTGCAAGCATCAAATTGTAATAAAAACATTATAATATTTGTTAGTTAATTAATAAATATTATAAAATTTTAAATCTATTTAGTAATATAATTTAATTTGAGAAACTTTTATAATTATTGTTTTAGTTTGTGTTTTTTTTTGTTTTTGGATTATATGTTTCTGATAAAGAAGTTTTATTTGAACTTGCATATGATGAATCACGAGAATTAGAAAAAGATTTGTTACTTTTATTACTTACAAGTTTTAACATTTTTTTAGTTACGTTATGTGGTATGGAGTCAATATATTTAAAATTTTTACATTTCGTAAATAATATATATTCTTGTATTAATGAATTTTTAATTCTTCTTAATTTTTCTTTCATTAATTTTGTAGTGTCACTTGTAACTCCTTTATTTTCATTTGCTTCTTTTAATTCATCTGCTAATTTATCAATTAATTCTTTTAATTTTTCTACTTCTTCATCTATTGCATCTAATTCTTCTTCACTAATAGCTTTTGATTTTTTATATTCTTTTGCCTTAGCTTTCTTTTCTTTATATTCTTTTCTTAATTCTTTTATTTTTTCTTTTAATATTTTAATTTGTTCTAAAACACTTTGGTCTACTTTTTCCAATTGTTTCTTTAAATATATAAATTGTCTTACTTTGTCATCATCTATATGAGTCATTAATACTGGAACATTTATCATAATTGGTTGTGCAAATTGTGTGGGATCTTTTTCACGATTTAAATAACTAATATAACCAGATAATTTGTTTGCTAAATTTTTAACACCATTTTCACTTAATATATTTGCCGATGTCATATATTGTTTTTTGAATTCTTCTTTGTCTGTAGTTATTTTTTCGGATTCATTAGTAAGAAATAAATTTGTCAATGAAAATAACTCCAATGGATTATTTGTTATGGGTGTTGCTGTCATTAATAATAATTTGCAAGAATCTTTTCCTGATTTTTTATAACTATTCATTATTAGTTTTTCCATAACATTGGTATCAGGTCTTTCAATTGCTTTTAAATCGCCACCATATAATTTATGCGCCTCATCAATGATAATAAGAGTTTTATTTAAAACATCTACACTACCATTACGTTTTTTCAAAATTTCATAATTTTTATTTTTACCTAATAATAAATTACTAAATTGTTTATATGATATTGGCTCCAACCAATTATTACTCAAACGCTTTTTGCGTTTACTTAAATTTTCAGGTAATGTAAGACCTAATTTAACTTCTTCTTTTAAAACAACATGACATATTTGATCAAAGATATTTTTCCATACATCGCTTTTAAGTGTTGTACGAGTAACCCATAATATAGTATAACCTTCTTTTTCAAAACTCATAGATGCAGTTGCAACCCCTGTACACGTTTTTCCTGTTCCAACTGAATGCCATAATAACATTCCTTTATATGGAGATTGAGGGCAAAAATAGTTAGTAATAAATTTTTGTGTTGGATTAAGTTCAATTTCATGTGCGGCAGGTGGTTTTTCTCCGGCTTTTGGAACACATTTATTTTCAATACTTAATGGTTCCCAAATATAATCTTTTGAATTATATTTTGTTTTAATAAAATTTCTCATTGCAACAAAACTTAATTTAGTATTTGGTATCATTTCATTTGTAACTGGTGTCTTTAAAGATTGTTCTTTTTTTCCTTCATAATCGAGTGAATCATAATCTGCATCAATTGGTTCTTCATCTCCACCATCTAAATCTAAACCATCAAGGTCGTCTTTTATATTTTTTTTTGTTTTTTTTTCAATAATTTCAGGAACATATGCATAACGCAAAGACCATTCATTATTTAATTGTCTGCAATAATTTTCATTTGAAACCATATATTCACACAGTGCTTTGCGTTGATTAGTTTTTGGTAAATATTTATTTGGATGTCCGTATTTTTTATATACGCGTTTCATAAAATCAAGGCTTACAGGAACATCATTACTTGTTCTATTTCCACAATTACCTTTACAATTAATAAAATCTATTTTAAAATATTTAGAACTTTTATTTAATTTTTTAAAAACATCTTTTGAACCGCCTGTTAAATAAAAATCTTTTTCCATATATCGTTCATTTAAATCGTCTATATTATGCATATTTTTTGTCAAAGAAAAATCAACTGATAATTTTCCTGCTAATTCAAATAATTGTTTACTTAAATTATTCATTGCTTTGTCAAATTCACTATAAAGCATAGTTGCATCATTTAATTTTTCAATATCTCTAAATATTAGAATATCTTCATCTTTTTCATCATTCTTTGGAACTGTTATATTATATGTTAAAAATTTAGTAGATGCAAAAGTATCTCTTGTAATATCTGGAACTGTTAAATAATAATTATATACATAAAGCGGCCAACCTTTTCCATCTTGAAATTCTAATCCTTTTTGTCCACATGTGCGAGTAGCACGACCAACTGTTTGTTTTAAATCTGCAATAGTCATGGATGGTTCAAATATATGAACATATTTAACATCAAAGAGATCAATACCTTCTTTAAATCCGCTATCAAATATTATAAACCTTATTTTTTTTCCAAAAATGTTATTTGGTCGACTATTAAATAATGTTAATAATTCTTTTTTTACTTTTTCGTTAAATGTAGAACCATATATTGCATTTGAACATAATAATCCAAAATTTTTATCTGTTCCATCTTTAGAATCAATATATAATTGTAATTTTTGTACTTTAGGTAGTTTTTTGGCTTTAACAACATTATGAAAACCAGCTGCCATAAAAGCGGATGCTAATATTTTAGCACCATACCCCCCTTCTTTTACATCAGAAAAAATGAAATGTTTAAATTTTTTTCCGTGATTTTTTTGATCCAATGCGTCTAAATTTTCAATATTTTTCATTAATTGTATGATTTTTGGTGATGCTTCTGTTACATCATCTAAAAATTGTTTTTCGTTAAAAGATTTTTTATCAAATTTATGATGATTCAATATTTTACCGAAATTTGCTGTTTTACGCATACAACTAAAAATTTTTGCACGATTTTTTTTAGTAACTTGCATTTCCTTCTTTATTTCATTTTTTAAAGTTTTATTAATTTTATTTTCTTTATAACATTCAATAATAGTATTATATTCATCTTTGGTTACATTTTTATCTTTATTTGGGTGGTCTTTTTTATCAGGGTGATTAGCAATTAACCATTTTTTAATATTTTCTTTATTTAAATTATATTTGCTAATTAAATTATTACAAGTTACCATTATAATAGTTAAATATTATAATTATTGGTTCTCTCATAATTATTTTCTAAATTTATAAAAAAATCTATAATTTTCTAAATTTGTAAAAAAATCTATAATTTTATAAAATTATGTATTATAATTTATAATTTATTATCATATAAATTATTTATAAAATTATGTATTATAAATTTATGTTCATAATTACTAACACTATAGTGGTCTAATTCGTTAATAACAGTATAATTTATATTATATTTCCTTTTTTTTAATTTTTCATAACAAATTTTTTGAAATTTATAATTGTATATTGTGTCTCTCGCTCCACAAAAAATAAATAGTTGAGTTTTTTTATTATTTTTTAATTTTATATATTTATCCATATAAATTGTTTTTATACAATAAATACCGCCAACTGGTCGTGGTAATTTATTCAAAATATTAAATAATAATGTTCCTCCTTGAGAGACACCAAACAAATAAATAGATTTGAATTTATTTAATATAAATGCTTCATTATAAATAATATTTATAATTCGTTCACTGCTTCTCTCAAAATCTTGCACATTTATTTTATCTATTTTATTTAAATTATCATAACAAGTATAATAATTATACCAAGATTTTACATTATATTGTTTATCTTTTGGATAATCTATATCCATAATTGGCGATTCAGGAAATATAAATTTAATAGAATCATATAAATATTTTGCTTTATTTATTCTCTCAAAATATTCTAAAAAATCATTGAAATAATTTGAATCACATTGCATTGGGTGTAACATAATAAAAGTAAATATATGTCTATTTTTAGGGTTTATTATGTTACAATTTGCATACATTATTGCCTGTAATATATTATTATATATATTTTTTCAAAATATTTGTAAATTTAAAAATATTTTTTTAAATATATATTTAAAATGTCAAAGGTTATTCATAATTTCAATAATGATTCTAAAAGTTGGAAAATCCATGCTTATAATCTAGCGTCAGTTAGTGGTGATAACTTGAATTTAACTGCTTCCGATAATAAAAATATTTATTTAAATGTATCCGGTGGACTAGTAAATACTACATATTTAGATGTATCAAATAATCTAAGAGTATATGGTAATGCTGTTTTTGCCAATGACTTACAAACAGATAATTCTTCTGTAAA